AATGCACCTAATAACGCTTTAAAAAGCATTGGACGCGGATAATGAAACGTTCTGATATCACGTAAACAATTTCGCAAGAAATCTGGGTGATTTGCTATGCGATCTACAACACGCATTTGATATGGTACATAATCACGTGTAGCAACAAAAGTTGAACCTGTTATAATGAGAACAATTAATGCTACAATTTTAAGTTGAAATAACATTAATAAAAGAGCAAGCACTAAAGTTCCACCATAATAGAGTCTTTTACATGCAATGACAGCTCGATCTAAAAATGTATAAGAACGTGGAAGCCAAATAATAAATTTTTGAGCCTTAATGACTGCAGCCAATAAATAAAATAAACAAGTATACTTAAAAAGTGAATATACGATAAATATAGCACCTTGTGATTTAAATTTCTTGCATCCATATTGACAAAAATCTGGAAATGTTCCATGTTCACAAAATTTAATAGAACTCATGTTGTTTTCATTTTCTACGAGTCTCTTTTGACGAGCGAAATGAGCTTTGGATTCGGTGATAACATAGGGTAAAATATCAGAGAAATTAACTCCCATAAGTTCCTCACCTGCATAAGTAGCTGGTGCATATGAATATGTAGCTGCTTGATTAGGTCTTGGATGAACCTTAATAGTACGACAATCAAGATTCCAAATATTGATCATATCATCATCGGGAATCTTTGTTGTATCTACAGCAGAAGATCCTTCAACTTGATATTGAGGTTGTACACTAGCTTTAATATGTAAGTCAGCTCGACGCATATTAGATGCTGGATCATGCGAAAATGTTCGTGCTCCCATATCATCTAAATTAGAAGTGATAAATAAACACATGTTTCTAAAAGTAACACAGCCTTTGGAATCGACATCAGCTTTAAGTGCTTGTGAAGGCACATTATTGGCTATATCAATGACAGGTCTCAAAGGATTCTCTGTGGTAAAATTGGCATGTGTGTTTGCTACATCATCAATAATGATTGTAACATCACTTGATTTAACATTAGAGTCAAATTTGTCAGAACTTTTAATAGTTGAAATGTATTTGGTATCAGTTGGAAACCCATTGGCTAGACAAATAGCATGATTTAACTGCTTAGTTAAACGAGATTTACAAACTGAGGTAGGTCCAGTAATTAAAACAGTAAAAGGCTTAATTTTGGTATCTCCTCGTGTTTGGTATCCAATCAAAGTAATTTTCATACGTTCTAAATGAATTAAACGATTGGTAAGAATAGTTTTATCCATAGATTTAGTAGATAATCTGATCATATCTTTTGTTCTAGACAATAAAGTGCAAAGACGATCTTCAAATTCAGATTCAGTACAAGGTAAATCAGCAAGATTACCGGTTTGAATTAAAAGAATATTGGCTCTTAAAAATGCAAACTCTGATTCATATTCTGTATGTGTTGAATCTCCATAGAAGAAACGTTGAGCTTTTTCAGTTGGAGTACCTTTCATACAGAAAGCTTGATAGCCACTATCTAAAAGAAATACAACTGTAGAAAAAGCAACTTCAACGAAATCTATGGCACTTGCTTTCTTTCGAGATAAAGCTTTATTAAAAACTTTGAATCCTAAAATATTAAATTCTAGAGTATTGATGCCAGCACATAAAGAAGAGGATGCAATATATGCAAAGAATTCTAAAATTTTTTCAGAAAATTGAGAAGTTTTAAATGCTGACCAATCTGTAAGAATGGCATTACAAGCTTCAATAAATTGGTAAAATTTACCTTCAGATTGTGATACAAAAGAAGAAACGTCAAATAGATTTTTAAAATAGTCTCGAGCTCCAATAAAGATTTGATCAGTAATAGAGCAAGAGTAAATTGTTTTTAAATACATTGTAACAACACCTAGTACACCTAAAGAGGATTTACATTGGGTGAGGTTTAGCATTAATAATGCAAAATTTTCAATCAAATTTTTAACTGTTGAATTAAAATCTTTCTCTAAATTAAAAAGAGAATATTCGAACGATTGTGATGCAAATTGTTGCACAATACGAGAACGTTTAGTTTTACCTGGACGGTAAAAAGTTTGACGCTGAGATTTTTGGGCTAATGCTAAGCTTTTACGCATAGCTGCTTTAAATTCTCGCATTCTACGTGTGCGTTGGGCTGTTTTCTGAATATAATATTCACTCTGAGACATAAAGTCTTTAGTGGTTAGAATTTCTTTGAAAACAGATTCCATACCGTTGTCTGTCATATATTTTCGAATTGCTCTAAAAACAAGAACAATTCCGAAAAATGTGACATACATGACAACCTGATGGGCAAGGGTATCGTATTCAACTTGGCTAGGACCTCTTAAATATTTATGAGTAGGTTTGACAACTTGATATTGAATACCTTTTGGAGCGGATAGCTCACAGTCTGATATACTTTCTTGTTCGGAAACGTCAGTATTTTCTTCAGTAGATAAAAGTCCTTCAGTAAGTGAAGGAAGTTTTATGGGTGGTTCAGTTAAACCAAGTTTGGCGTTATGGGCTGCGCGTACAGCTGCAACCTTTTGTGCACGGGTTAAGGGAACATCATCGGAATTAGTTAATCCAATGATAAGAAAAATAACAAAGAATTTTAAAATGAACGAAGATTTCATGCTACAGTTCTTGTGGACTGCTACATAACCAGGTGATGGACACACTGGTCGCATGGGTGCTTGTCTATGGGCACCAGCCTCGAAGTTCATATTGAACATAAGGGGTTTTTGTGAGCCTTTCCGTATAGTCTCGCAATGCTTAGCTAAGGCTGCATAAGCATTTCGCCATTTTATGAGTAAAATTTGGTTAAAAACTAGTCGTCGAATATCGTTATAAAGCCATATCGACAGTAGCGCTGCAAAAGAGTTTGACTA